TTAGACAAAAAAATAAAAGTGCATTTATATCTACAAATCCTTTAGATAGGTTAGCAAAACCAGACCAAACAAGTAGACTAATAAATGACAAGATAAACGGTTCTTTATATGACTTTCATGAGTGGGAAGCATTTCGTGTTACAGAGGTTATAAAGGACGATAAGTTTGCGAGAGGTTCCGTCATTGGTCAATTTACCGTTGACCCAAGTCAAAAAATATTAGGCGATGTTGTTCAACCACTCATGAATACAGGCATATTACAGGTACCAGTTCGTGGTGAACAGGTCGCAGTCGTAGAACTAAATGGACAACATTATTATACTGGTGTGTTAAATACAAAAGGTCAAGTTCGTGAAAATATAATGACGAGTTTACCATTTCCTCTACCTAATTTACCACCATCCGACGATGGTACATTTGAAAGAAAAGATATCCCACCTTTAAAAATTTCAGAGGGGTGTATCACATATGAGGGTAGGTTCGGTCAATCAATACATTTTGCAAGAAATAAAGATAATGATGCACCAGTCATAAGAATAGGTGTTAGGAATAAGACTGGTTTAGAACCGATTAGTGACTCCTTAGATAATCAAGACTCTGCAATACTCATCACAAGCGATGGTGAAAGATTCTCAGATAATCAAGTGGAGAGGAATGACCAAAAGGAACAAATAAAAGGAAAAAATATTATATTAAAAAGTGGGGATATATTTATTAAAGGTGAGGGTAAGATAGAATTAGAGGCAGAGTCGGTGCTTATTAATGGTAAATCAAAAAGCACAATAAAGATGGGTGACCCAAGAGCTCCAATGTTACCGACTGTGAATGGACAAAAATTATTGGAGTTTCAAAATGCAGTCGTCGGTATATTGACAGGTATAAACGAACTATTGATTTCTCTTGGTGGTGGGCCTGCGGCATTACCAAAAATTGCTAATGACGCTAGGGTGTTAAAAAATAATATTACAACTGTAAAAGATTCTATTTTAAATTTAGAATTTTTAAACTTTGATGTAATGACAGCCGACCCAAACTTTGAACCACCACAATTACCGTCGCTTGATTTACCAGAATTACCAGAAGTACCTGAAATACCAGAGGTGACGATACCTGATGTACCAGATGTAAGTTTACCTCAGACACCAGATATTAATGAAATTGAAGCCAGAAAACTTGAGATACAACAAAAACTAAAAAAGAATAATTAAGAGGAGTTGTTATGACAAAAAAAGACCTTATCAAAATAATACGTGAAGTCGTTAGGCGTGAGGTTAAAAAAGAGGTTCAACAGATATTTATAAAAGAGAATATATCAGATGAAAAAAATATAGAGTTACCAAAACCAAAAGTCACACAAAATAAAAATTATACAAAGAATAAATCCTTGAATGACGTTCTGAATGAAACAGTTGGTTTATCTAAAACAAAAAGTCAGACAGAAGAATATCCAACTTTAGGTGGAGGTACTTTCGACACTAATCGAATGGCAGAGTTGATGGGTTACGGACAACCCGAAGAAGCTAAGAGAGATATGGTAGCAGTAGACACTCTGAAAAAAGCTGGTAAGTCTGTACATGATGTACCAGAAGCAGTCACAAATGCTCTAACCAGAGACTACAGCGAACTAATGAAAGTCATGAATAAGAAAGGTAAATAATGGCATCCGCTAGAGAAAATGATTTAAATCCAAATGTTTATATAGGCTTAGCATTACCAATCAAACCAGATGATAATAATATATTTTCTCTAACAAAAAATTCATTTGACCAAGTAAGACATAACCTTAGAAATTTATTGTTAACAAATGTTGGAGAAAGAGTTTATCAGCCAGAGTTTGGTAGTAGACTACGAGAGTTGTGTTTTGAACAGCTTGATGAAAGTTTACCCCAAAGGGTTGAGGACGAGGTAAGGAGAGCAGTAAACTTTTGGTTACCTTATGTAAACATAGTGGAGGTAGAAACACTTACTCAAGAGGACAATAAATCAAAAATATTTGTAAGAGTAAAATTTTCAACTACTCTTAACTCTGATACTTTACAACAAATTGAATTAGACGCATCATATACAGCTGAGAGATTATAATGGCAAGAACAAGTGTAAAAAAGAATGTAATAAAACCAGTTAATTATCTTAATAAAGACTTTGATGACTTTCGAGATAATTTGATTGAATTTGCTAGACAATATTTTCCTAATACCTACAACGATTTTAACGAAGCATCACCGGGTATGATGTTTATAGAAATGGCAGCTTATGTAGGTGATGTTTTATCATATTATATAGATTCACAATTTAGAGAAACCTTACTAGCATATGCTGAGGAAAAGAGAAACGTTTACACTATCGCTCAGTCATTCGGTTACAAACCAAAAACCTCGACACCATCTAACGTGGTTCTTGACGTATTTCAAACAATACCAGCATTGAATGGTCAACCAGACTATAGATATGCTTTAAATGTAAAGGCGGGTGCGACGATAAAATCACAAACAACTGGAAAAACCTTTAGAACAATTGAGGATGCAAACTTTAAGTTTAATAGTGTTTCAGAACCAAGGGTCACAACAATTTTTGAAAGTAATGGTGGTACACCTACAAAATATTTATTAAAAAAACAAGTCCGTGCAGAAAGTGGTGAAATTGCTACAGAATTTTTTACATTCGGTTCTGCACAAAAATACTCCCAAATTAGATTAGCAAACACAGATGTCATACACATAATTTCATGTGTTGATGATGATGGTAACAGTTGGTATGAGGTTGATTCTTTAGCTAGAGACACCATTTTTACTGATGTGGAAAACAATTCTACTAATGACCCTACCTCAGTTACAAATAAGGAGGTATCACCTTATTTGTTGAAATTAAGAAAAGTACCAAAAAGATTCACTACATTTATAGATGAAAGTGATAATACTTTTTTGAGATTTGGTGCGGGTGTATCAGATAATCCAGATGAGGAGCTTATACCTAATCCAGATAATGTTGGTTCAAACTTACCTGGTAGTCCAAGTTTCTTAACAAGGGCTTTTGACCCAAGTAATTTTTTGAGAACAAAAGCATTTGGACAAGCACCATCTAACACAACACTCACAATAAAATACTCTTATGGTGGTGGTGTCGATGATAATGTTAGTAGTAACGATATTACTGAAATATCAAGTGCCCAATTCGAAATACAATCAGAAAACTTGGCTAGTAGTTTGATTAGTGATGCTGAAAATTCTGTGTCGTTTACAAATCCAAATCCTGCAAGTGGAGGTTCTGCTGGACAGACTGTAAGAGAGGTTAGGGATAGTGCATTAGCCTATTATCAATCACAACAAAGAGCAGTGACGAGAGAAGATTACATGGTTCGTGCGTATTCTTTACCAGCTCGATACGGTAATATTGCAAAAGTACATCTCATACAAGATGACCAAATTAACACGGCGTCAAGAATTGATGATTTAGATAGAATGGTTACACAAGATGATGTAGATAATAAAAGAACAATAAGGTCACTTTCCGCTCGTATACCAAATCCATTGGCACTAAATATGTATACTCTTGGATATAATAGTAATAAAATTTTGGAACCATTATCACAAACGGTAAAAGAAAACCTCAAAAATTATTTATCAGAATATAGATTAGTGACAGATGCAATTAACATCAAAGATGCCTATATAATAGATATAGCAGTTGATTTTGCGATTCTTACAAAGGTCGGTTTTAATAAAAATGATGTTTTATTAAGATGTGTTGCAGCGGTAAAAGATTTTTTCAATATTGATAATTGGCAAATTGGACAACCAATTGTAACCGCTGATATAGTATATGAATTATCATTAGTTGATGGAGTAGCGGCGGTTACGAAACCAATAGAGAGTCCTAATGATTCTCAGATAGTAATAACAAATAAGTTTAGAAGAGCAGATGGATATTCAGGTAATACTTATGATATAGAATCTGCAACTATAAATGGAACCGTCTATCCAGCACTCGACCCAAGTATTTTTCAGGTTAGATTCCCTAACACTGATATACGTGGTAAAGTGGTTGGAGACAACTTAGGAATCACGGAGTAGATAAATGCATTATTTTGTATTTTCAGAAAAAGACGCTACACTCTATCAAGCCACTGGTAGTCAAAACACAGGCATGGATGAAATTTTAGAAGTTAGAAAAGACATTAGTCCGACTGGTAATACAATCAATGTATCTCGTATCTTAATAGAGTTTGATTTAACAAGAATTACCAGAGACATAAACCGTGGTATAATCAAAAAACCTAAATATTTTTTAAATTTATTTGAGGCTAATTCTACAAATCTTAACACGACTCAAAGTCTGTATGCATATCCTGTAAGTGGTTCTTGGACAATGGGTGGTGGAAGATTAGATGATAATCCAATAACGACTGAGGGATGTAGTTGGAATTTTAGAGATGGTAAAGCAACCAGTAGATTGTGGTTACCACCAGTCACTGCATCTGGCGGGAATTGGTTTACAGGTAGTGGGTTCGAAGCATCCGCTTCAGTGACCCATAAGACCACCGATATAAGGATGGATGTAACCGACATCGTAAATAAATGGGTAAGTGGTTCTATTACAAATAATGGTTTTATTGTAAAAAGAAGTGGTAGTCTCGGTTTAGTAACCACAGGTAGTAATGACGATGAGGGTAACACAAAAAGATTTGGAAATTTATCTTTCTTTTCATCTGATACACATACAAAATACCCACCAAGTCTCGAAGTCGAATGGGATGATTCTGTATGGACTACGGGCTCTTTATCACCTCTATCATCGACAGAGATTGAAGATTTAGTGATTTATATGAAAGGATTAAGACCTGAATATAAGGAAAAGTCTCGTGTAAAATTTAGGGTCGTCGGTAGAGATAGATTTCCAGAAAAAACTTTCGCTACAACGCCTTCAACTTTAACTGTCAAATATTTACCAAGTGGAAGTAGAACAGGTGATGGTGCATTTTATTCTATTCAAGATGCTGAAACAGAAGATGTAATTGTCCCATTTGGTAGTGGTTCTAAATTGAGTTGTGATTCCAATGGTAACTTTTTTAATCTTGACTTAGATGGATATCAGCCTGAAAGATTTTATTCTTTATTGTTCAAGGTTGTGAGTGGTAGTGGGACAACACAAGTCACAGAACAATATTTTGATGAGGGATTTACATTTAAGGTTACAATCTAATGCCCTACACAAAAGAAGAACTTAAGAACGTAGAGTTTTACACAGATTTTGTAGATGAACTTAGGAATAAATACCTAACAGAAATTTCATCATCTGCTGTAAATAATTTTAGAAAAAGAGATAATAGTTTACAATCCTATGAAGATATTTTGACTAATTCTGGTATAGAAGACGCACAATTAAATCAGTCCCTTTACAGACCTTACATTACCGAAGAACAAAGAGCAAACACATTTACAAAATCAAATCAAGGTTATCCTATTTATACTCGTGGACAAAATTTAAATGCCGTCGTGAATAGAAACTTTAACGAGTTAATAGAATTAAGGGTATCGGATTTACCAGGTGGTGTAGAGGAGGGGGATGTGATTACAAACGATGACCCTTATAATCAAGACAGATTTTTAATTGAAAATGGTCAGAAAAGATTTTTTACAAATATTGGCATATTTTACGCGGTCGGTAAAACACTTAGAGACCTTGTGACATTACCACAAAATATTATTGATTCAATTAACAGTGGTGAGGATTTAATATAATGGAAGTTAGATTATCGAGAAAAGACCTACAGATTTTAGATACGGGCGGTCGTGCTAAACCATCTGAAAGACCTTTCGGATATGTAACACCATTTGACCCTCTCACTAATTCTGACGACATAGTTGAGGTTTTGATTCATGATGAAAATCAAAATTTTTTAGAAAGAGGGGTTGTCGATGTAGAAGATGTAATTTTTTCTAGTGATGGTGTCAGATTAAAAACGGGCGTAATATTAAGAAAATTTGGTTACGATAGAGGAAGATATGTTGTAAAGTATAATTTTTTGAGAAATTTGGCTGGTTCGGATGAAACCGTTT